TGGCCGACTCGCTCTGCGAGGGGTGTGACCTGTCGTTCGTGGACCTGCGCACGACGTGTGGTGATGACCCGGCCGGCGACTTCTACACGAACCGGTGGACGCTGTACGACGTGGGGTTGACCAGCATGGACACCGACACGTCGGACTCCGAGTCGTGCGACTACGTGACGCCGATCCAGTTCACGCTGACGGCCGGCGACCCGTACCTGTACGGCCCGGTGCTGAACGTGAGCGGCCCGACGACGCTGAACCCGGGCGGGTCGGACGCGACGCTGGTGCCGTTCGAGTCGTGGCTGTTCACGCAGCCCGCGCCGGCGTGCCTGACGATCAGTGACCAGGGCATCGGGGTGGACTCCGCGATCTTCACGTTCAACGGTGGCACCAGCGGCATCGAGGGTGGCATCGCCGCTCCCAGCCTGGGCACGTACCCGGCCGCGTCGCTGTGGCCGAGCGACTGCCTGTACCCGTCGGACGGCGCGACGCAGTGGACGAATGACGACTGCCCGTTCGCGTTCACGTTCGAGATCGGGCCGGGCGAGCAGTTCGTGATCAACGGCCCGCGGCGGCTGCTGCAGTGGGTGCTCTCAGACGGCACCGTGCTGGACGGCAGCCCGCAGATGCTGCTCGGCACCGGCGACGTGATCGAGTGGATCAACACGTGCGCCGGCGCCAGCGTCGATGCGTGCGCCGTCGCGTTCGCGGGGTGCACCTGTGATGATACGGCGACCGTGCAGATCCAGACCCAGCACCGGGAACGGTAGGAGGCGGGCGTGGCATACACCCCGAAGGCGTGGCTGAACTTCGCCACGAAGACCACGCCCATCAACTCGAACGCGTTGAAGGCGTTGGAGCAGCGGAGCGTGTCGTTCGCGGCGGCGGAGGCCGTGTCGCCGGGCGCGTACGGGTACGAGGACTTCCGCGTGAAGCAGAACCCGGCGGGCGCGAACATGCAGGTCGGCGTCGGCCTCGCAGCGACCGAGATGAACGCGTGGGTGCGCGACGCGGCGCAGGGCATCTACCGCTACCAGTACAACGGTGCGCAGCTGCTGGTGACGTGCCCGGTCGCGGACGGCACGAACCCCCGCATCGACCGGATCGTGATGACGGCGCCCACGTCGATCGACTCGATCGTGCCGCAGGTGCTGTGCCTGGCCGGCACCCCGACCGGCGGCGCGACGCTCGACAACCTGTCCGGTGCGCAGGTCGTGCCGACCGGGTACATCCTGCTCGCCGATGTGCTGGTCGGCGCGGGCGTGGTGTCGATCGTGACGGCGAACATCCGCGAGCGGCGCGGTGTCGGCGGGCAGTTCAACCTCGGCGTGTCACCGGCCGGCTCGACGCAGAGCTCGGGTTCCAGCGCGCGCGATGAGGTGCTGATCCAGCCGTCCGAGTCGCTGGTCGTCGGTGCGCAGACGTGGACGCCCACCACGCACGACAACATGCAGGGCGCGTACCTCGGGTTCCTGACGCGGCGGATCGTGAACGCGACCCGCATCCGGTGGAAGTACGCGCAGGGCGCGACGCCGGCCGCGACGAACTACAACGTCGCGATCGTCGATGCGAGTGGGCGCCTGGTGATCGCGGGCGGTGCGGTGGCGCTGGCGGGCGGCGCGAACTCGATCGCGGAGCAGGCGGTCACGATCGCCGCGACCACGTTCGAGCCGGGGCCGCTGTTCGTGTGGTTCGGCGTCGCGGCGCTGACCGCTGCGAGCGCACTCAGCTTCACCGGCGTGCAGGGCAACGTGTCGGTGACGGCGCCGGGCGCGCCGTTCCGCAACCGCAAGGTGCACTCCGCGACCGGCGGCACCACGTTCCCTGCGTCGAACACGCTGGCGGCGTACACCGACGTCGCGGCGCAGACAGCGGCCGCGAACAACCTGCCGCTCCCGCTCGTCTCGCTGTCCGTCGGGTAGCGCGTGGCGCTCAACACCCTCGGGTGTGGCCGGTACTCCGCGCAGCTGTGGACACGCGGCGGCGGGTCGCTGGTGTTCGACCGGCTGCCCGTCACGAACGTCACGTGGGGCCGCGTCTTGGACGACACGTCGCAGGCGTCGGTGGACCTGGCCGGCCTCGGCCGCACGCAGAAGTGCTTCGAGGCGATCCGCGACGCGGAGCCGGGACAGCACGAGCTGGCGGTGATCCGGGACGGCGCGGCGGTGTGGCAGGGGCCGGTGTTCTCGAAGGAAGCGCAGGGCACCAGTGGCGGGTACGACGCGCGCGACCTGTCGCTGTGGTGGGACCACCGCAGGCTGCCGGTGGATCGCGAGTTCCTGGACACCGACCTGGCGACGATCTTCGAGACGCTGGCGGACGACTCGATGCTGGAGGACACGTCGCCGAACATCACGGTGGTGTCGTCGCCGACCGGCATCACCGGCACCCGGAAGTACCTGGCGGGGCAGCACCTGATCGCCGGCGTGCAGTTGCGCGAGTTGGCGAACAACGGGGTGGACTTCACGTTCGTCGGGCGGGACGCGCTGGTCGGCGGCACCAGCATCGACGCGGAGCCGATCGTGCTGCTGCAGGATCGGCACCTGGCGTCGATCCCGAAGACGTCGCGCGGGTTCCCGGTCGGCAACCGCGTCGGGATGGCGGGCGCCGGCGGCGGCGAAGGGCCCGACCCGATCTTCGGCGAGGCGCGCGACGAGGCGTCGATCGCGACGTACGGCCTGCTCGACGATGTGCAGTCGCAGGAGTCCGTGAGGGATGATGCGAGCGCTGCGGCGCAGGCGCGCAGCACCCTCGCGATCGGGAGTGTGCCGGTGACGGTACTGTCAGATGTGGTGCTCGACTCGTCCGCGCCGGTGCTGATCGAGCAGCTGGTGCCGGGCGCGCTGGTCGGGTGCGCGTTCACGTCGAGCGGGATCGAGGTGGCGGGGGTGTTCCGGTTGTCGAAGGTGGACGTGAAGGGCGCCGGCGGGAACGAGTCGGTGACGCTGACGCTGGAGCCGGTGGGGACATGAGCGACCGTCGCGTACAGGCACCCGGCGACAAGATGCCCGCGTGGATGCGGAAGGTCGAGTCGGACCTGACGATGCTGAAGCGTCGGAAGGTGCAGGGCGACCTGACGATGCAGTCGATCGAGACGACCGCGAACGTGAAGGTCGGCGGGGCGTTGTCGGCTGCTGCGACTGCGGACACGCCGGTGGAGCTGCGAGGCCCGACGACGAGCAGGTGGCGGCAGACGCTGGAGACGCTCGGGAAGTCGGGCGTGCAGAGCTTCGTGACGCGGGACGAGAACAACACGGTCCGCGACGTGATCCCGAAGCCAGCAGTGATCGTGACGGGCGGCGGCACCGTGTCGGTCGGCGCGGGCGTGTTCACGCTGGTGCCGCTGACCGGCGCGACGGTGAGCGTGCAGGGGTACGACGCGGCGGACGTGTGGGACGCGGCCACGTCCGCGGTGATCGCGCCGCTGGTAGGGCTGTGGGAACTCGGGGTGTACGGCGGGTGGGTGGGCGTGGCCGACAACACGGAGCGGGCGGTGCTGTCGCAGCTGTCCACCGGCGGCGGTGCGTTCGCGAACTTCATCGGCGACACCCGCACCGGCGCCGCGACCGCCGCGGAGGGTGTCAACATGGGGTTCATGGTGAAGACGATCCTCGCGGCCGGGTCGCGCATCCGGTACCTGGCGCTGCACCGCTCCGCGACGACGCCGCTGAACTGGGTGCCGAACCGGTTCTCGCTGACGTGGATCGGTCCGGGCTCGTGACGCTGCCGCTCCTGAACTCGTCGCCGACGGTGCAGCTGGAGGTCGTGCAGCCCGACCGGCGGCTGCGAGCAGACGTGGTTCCGAACCCGGCGCTGACGAACGCGCTGATGGTGCGCCCGAACGGGTTGTACGCGAAGCGCGGCCAGCGGCTGAACCCGTTCCGGTTCACGCGCATCACGAACGGCACGCTGAGCGTCGGCACCGCCGCGACGCCGGGCAACATCGACCAGGTGCTGTCGTGGGAGGCGGCGCTGTTCGACCCGAGCGGCGTCGGGCAGCTGGGCGTCACCCCGACGCGGTGGACGGCGCCTGCGAGCGGCCGGTACTTCCACAGCGTGAACGTGCCGGTCACGAACAGCCTCGGCACCACGCAGGTCGGCGCGGTGATGTGGTTCCGGAAGAACGGCACCGACTACGTGGGTGGCCGGACGATCATCGCGGGGTCGAACAGCACTGCGCTGCAGATCGTGCAGGCGTCGATGCGGGAGTGGATCGACCTGATCGCCGGCGACTACCTGGAGGTCATCTGGCGCTGGTACTTCTTCTCGGGGATCGGCGCCGGCGCGACGGCCACGTACTCGAACCTCACGAACTGGCACGGGTGGAGGTTCGCGCCGTGACGCGGCTGCCGTGCCTGCTCGACTCGCCGACCGTCGCGTGGGACATGGACGGCGCCGGGTTGTCGGCCGACCTGGTGCTCGACCCGGACGCCACGAACGCGCTCGCGATCGACGAGCAGGGGCTGGTCGCGAAGTACGGCGCGATGCCGACCGCGCGGGTGTACCGCACGACCGTGCAGGCGATCGGCTCGCCCGTCACGATCGCGTTCAACACGACGCGGTGGAACACCGGCGGGCTGGTGGACGGCTCCTCGAACATCGTCACGAACACCGGCGGGCTGTGGTACGTGTGGGCGAGCGTCGGGATCACGCTCGGAGCGGTCGTGGAGCAGTTCGCGTACATGAACATCCTCGCGACCGGCGCGGTCGTCGATACCGTCGCGCAGGACACCGTGAGCGGCACCCAGGCGCCGATGGCCGGCACCGCCGAGTCGATCCAACTGGAGGCGTCCGGGTACTTCGAGTGCGCCGCCGCGACCACCTTCTCCGTGCAGATCCTGCACAACTTCGGAGGCACCGTGAACACCGTCCCGTCCAGCCCCGCCGCGGTCGGCACCGCCGCCGAGTTCGCAGGGACCGAGATGTTCGCGTGCCTGGTGGTGCCGTTCTGATGCCGGTGCACAACGGAGACGGGGTGCTGCTGACCGAGCCGGGTGGTGCGCTGCAGCTGGACGTGGACGCGTCGCCGCTGACCGCCGCGGTGACCACGCAGAACGGGGTGCTGGTCGCGCCGCAGTTCGGAGCGGAGGCGCTGATGGTGGGCGGCTCGGCGGGCGGCGGCACGTTCAACCAGACCATCAC